TTGATTAAGACTACTAGCAAGCTGACTCATACCACTTGCCTGCTGTTCGAATACTCCTGCTTCAGCAGTAGCATTGGGTCTATACTTTGGACTTAGTAATTGTCTTTGATATGTTTTTTTTATTGCCATTATATTATAAAGTTCATACCTCCACCAGCAGTATTAAATACACCATAATTACCAGATATTGGTGCAGCTCCTCCAGCAATACTTTTTCCAAAAGCAGCTTGACCAGGTAGTGCTACTGCACTCATAACAGAACTTGTTCCAGCTGTATTTATTTGTGAAACATTACCTGCAATACCTGGACTTGCAAGAGAACTAGAAGAAGTTAATTTTGGTAAACCAAAATCAAAAGCACCAGACAATCCAGCTTGAGTTACACCCATAAGTAAACCACCGATAGCCTGTGATTTTGCTTGAGATCTAGCCATCTGACCCCTATATTCTAAATAGGACGCTTGCCTATTTGCTTGTTCTATAGCTAATATTGATTCTTCTTGCGTGATACCAAAGTCTAATGCTGCTGGTCGTAATATTTGTTGTTGTCCATAAACTCTAGCAGATCCTTTTGTTGGAATAACAGCACTTGCATACCCTCCAGCAATATTAGCGGCAAGAGCAGCTTTTGCCCTTCTTAATATGTCATTGCCTTTTTCTTTAGCTTCGACAGCCTCAACACGCCCTTTTAATCGTTCATTACGAGCTTGAGCATCATAAAACTGTTGAGTGGCTTTACCACCAGCTAATGTTGCTTTATATTTAGCAACCTGTAAAACTAACCCTATACCACCAAATACTGCTGATGCACTCATTGACTACCACTCACATTGTACTCTAAACCAAGTAAAGTAAAAAACAATGGCTTGGTCTGAGTTATTTCTATTTGTGCCTCTGTGCTAAAACCTAACACAGGTGTCACTCTTTTTCTTCCTGAAAATACTGTTTCACTAGAATCTAGTGTATATGGAAATTGTTTTAAAGGAACTTCTTTGCCATTAATAGCAATATTTTGTGTTTTATATAAAATAGGACTTGCATCAACAATTCTTTTTTTACGACCCATCATAGTGCCTGAAGCAAGCCTTGGTTCTGCTGGTAATGTCTTAGCCAAAACATCATAATGTAATCCAACTTCAACATAAGTTGTTGGAATTTGATCTATAGTTATTTCCCCCGAAACAACATTTTTCGTACCCAAGAATATGTCATCTCGGATAACTTCCACAGTTTCTCCTTCAAGGTGACCAAGACCTGAAACTGTCGTGCTTGTAGGCTTGCTGCCGTCATCGCTCCCATCAGAAAGCTGAAAAGAGCAATCAGTAGTTCTGTCGTCATCTAATTTCTCCACATAATGTTTAGTTGATTCTACAAAATTAGTCGTTGCTAGTCTAGTAGAATCCTCTGTTGTAACAGTTAAATTTTCTGATCCTGACACATCCCTAACAACAGTAACAACATTAGCAGAAGGATTAGCAACTGTTAACCCTGACACAGCGTTCAATGCTGTATATATATTATCGGCAGTTGTATCATTATTTGTATTAGGTCTAAAAAAATGTGTGTTACCACTTGGACTACTTGGACTACTTCCTCCAGCTGCCTCCGATTGCAGCGTGATTACAGTTCCATCATTCTTTGTAAAAGTAAGTTTTGTACCTACCGCTATGTTAGCATAATCCGTAACTGTTATTGTTGCACTTACATCAGTTGCAATGTTTCTTTTTGTAACAACATAAATATCATTAATATCTACACTACAATCCTCAAAAGTTCCGTCAGTAATAAATTCGCTAGGTGCTACAACTTTTTGTGTTCTGTGAATTGAATACGCAGCCATTGTTCCATCTGTGCCATTAACAATAATAAGTAAATCACCATCATCCGTTGATGTAGCTCGTCTAAATGTAATCTTTACAGGATTTTTTAGAAGGTGGCTAGATAGTAAAGATATGTTGTTAGATTGATAAGATAACTCAACATCACTAAACAAGAACTCTCGTAAGGCTTTACCTGATCTTTGTAAAAATATAGTACCACCTTCAGCAGCTACAGGCATAATATTTTCTTTTGATCCTGATTTAGTTGCAGCTTTAAGCGTTAGGTTTTGTGGAGTAATAGGTTCGGACTCAGCCTGCTGGGCATACCACTCATTGCCAGATGTAAAAATTTGTAAATCTCTACCTGATCGCAAACCTGTAATAGCGTTAACAGTATCCGATGATAATAAAGCGAATATGGCATCGTCATCCAACCCTTCAGATTCTAGAAAATTAAAAAAATCTCCCACCTTGCTACCAAATAAAGCAGAAGGCAAACTTTTAGATCCACCAAAATACAAACGACCTTCATGAAATACTGCACTTCTAGGATATCCTCTATCAGCACTAAATACATCTTCATAGCCAAATTCTAATTCAAAATTACTTTCAGCGGATGTGCTATAAAATGGAACTTCAACATTAGTTTTTACTTTTGTTGATGATTCAACTTCAATAATTTTTGCTCTACCAAATCCATTAATCATTTGTATGTATTGTCCAACCATACTCGTTACTGTAAATGTACTTGTATTGTCTGGAGCTGTTGTCCAATTTTCAGAAACTGTGGCAACTTTTGAAGATCCTACATAATCCGATATTATTCTTGTTTGACCAGAGCCTGTGCCACCAGTAACATTTATTGTTGATCCATTATAAATATCATTTTGACTTGACGCTCCACTATGTAAAGTTATTGTATTTGATGCACCAGCTTGAGCTGTACTACTTTCACCACTATGAAACACATGACCTGAGGCAGTTACATCAGCAGCACCATCAATAGAAGAAGCAGTTACTGTTCCAGATGGCGTTGTTGTATTTTCTGAAAAAGCATATTTTGGCGAAGTTAAGGTTATTGAAGAAGCTGTCCATGCCGTATTGCTAGAACCTCTAACTATTTTAACAGGTGCAAGATCTTCATTAATTATTATTAATGTGTCAGCCGATTGCGTAAAAGTAAGTTTGTCAAAAGAAATATTTCCAAATGATAATGTTAAATAGTTATTACCAGATCCATTAATATTTGCTACAACTGCCCCACTATTAATAACAAACATTCTTACATTATTGCTTGATGAAGTTGAAATCTTAACAAAAACTAGCATAAAAGAATCTGTTGTTGAAAACTCAAAAGGAATTAATCGTATTCCTTGCTGTGATGTAATGCCAGCTCCTAAATGAGATGAAACATCTAAAATAAACTGACTTCCTGGTCTACGCTCTAAAGCTCCTTGCGGAATGCAAACTACATTTGTTGCTTTTTCTAAAGCACTTTGATACTGAGTAATATCAACTCTTCCTTTTACTAATGGATCAAACTCGCCCATCGTAAATGACGATTGATATTGAACAATTCTAGACATTAACTCCTAACCTCAGTTAATAAATATTGTCCTATTACTGGAGGCGTTTCACCAGCTCCGTCTAAATTTATTGCCGTTCTAAAATAACCACCTCGGTTATTATCTGCAACACTACCTAAAGCTATTTGTTTGTAGTATGCACCTTTTTCTGTTTGGTCTGTTATTGGTTCAGCTAAATTCCACGCTAACATATAAACCAACAGCTGCACAAAATAAGTAGGCATCTTACCTTCTACAATTTCTTGTTGATAATCTACAAATATTTTCTCTCTATCCGTTAATAAAGTTTGCCCTTGAATTGTCCAATCAGTTATAGATGGTGAGCCTCGATCACCACTAGCAAAAACTGTCCTCGGAACACTATTTAACATATCAGGGGGGAGGGCATATTGATATAGAAAATGTGCCGTTGGAGCTGTTGATAATCGAGAAAGCTCAACCTTCTTTAAAGTAAACGACCAAGGGTACATACCGAGAGTCGTTGCTTTAACTTTTGGATAGATAATTGAACACGCATTACCGACAGCAGTTCCATTTGTAAAGTTTGATATAGTGTCAGAACCTAAAAGAAGAAGTGTTTGATTTGCTATACTTACCTGAGTATCACCTGCTGCCATAAAAAATACCTTTGTTATAAAAGTAGGGAGCCGAAGCTCCCCACAGTTTATTATTTAGTCAGCGTCAGCAACAGTAATTGCTGTTCCGTCTGAAACATCAACCACTCCGGAAGAGTTCGATAAGACTATTACCAAACTAGCTGTAGGTGTGTTTGAGTCATGAACATAAATTAGATCACCGACTTTTACTTCATCAGACACACTATTAAAGTACGCTGATGTGTTAACAGTTGCGATAGCATCAACTGAAGTGTACGACCACATTTGTGGAGCACTACCTCGTTTGCTCATGCCACCAATAGGATTCCATCCTGTTCTTGAAAATGCCATAATTTACCTCCTATGACTCTCTACAAGTTACTTGAACTAGACCTGCAGTATCAATAACTGCTGCTCCAGCAGAGTACATCGCACTCACTAAGAATGAAGTTTTCTCAGGAATATAATTTACTTCCACTTTTGGAGCTACTGAAACACCACAGCCTGTAGATGACTTATGAAAGAAGAATGTTCCTCTATCACTTGATCCATCAATAGCTAAAGATCCTTCATCCCTATCGCCTACGATATGAAATTGGAAACCCATCATAGTGTTTAGTTCACCAGCAACAAGTGCTTTGATGTTTTGGAAATCACCACTAATAGCTCTTTCATCACCAAGTAGACCTGCTAGGTTATTCGCATGAATAACTGCGTGTCTGTCTGTCGGTGGAACATTAGCTGCATCAAGAGCTTTCTTAGCTGCAATGATTTTACCAATATTCAAGTCACTAGCACCAGCTGAACCAGAAGTAACAACTGTATTAGCAATTGTAGTTCCTGGAGAAGCTGCTTCCATAACATCGATTATTATTTGATCTTCTCTACGAGCAATCGCTTTACCTACAACTTGAGCCAATTCTGATCTCTCATCGAAGTTAACTTTTGCTTGGTCGAAAATATCGCTATATTCCGCCGCTATGTAATCCGTCATAGTTGCGGTTACTGTTCCGAATGTTGTGTTTAACGGAACGACATCTGTTTGTGGAGTTCTTACAGAAGAAACACCCTTTCCGATAGTCGGAAATTTAACAGTAGAGCCACTCACATTAGTTCTCATTCGCACAGCATTTCTTAATACTGCATCACCCTGGTAGGCTTGTTTTACTTCAGCCTCGAATAAGGTAATAAATGCAGTTGATAGTCCTGTACTCATTTTTTTGTACTCCTATTAAAGTTAAATATAAAAAACTAATCGCCTATCGGTTATTGAAAATAATTCAGCCTTGGCTACAAGGTTACGCCCTTGCATCGACTCATTTCTGAGTAGCCAAACTTGCCCTAGATTAGGGTTATAAGTTAATACTTTATTTATAACTTTTTTTTAAAAGTTTTTCAAGTTTATCTTTTATCGTAATACTCCACAAACTTACGCTCCACATCTTTACGGAATCGTTCATCATTTCCATAACGAGGATCTGCAACAAGAGATTTTAATTCTTCTTCATCCATACGCTGACCTTCAACAGTAGCAGTAGGAATTTCACGCTCTCCCATCATGTTTCTAAATTTATTAAGTAATCTTTGACCTGAAGCTGTGCCTCCCCAAACTTCAAGCTCATTATAATCGTCATCAGATAAAACACCCTTGCTTACCAACCCTTTACCCCATTTAACATTAGAATTAATAATATTATCAGCATTCTCACCAAGCTTTTGCTTTTCTTCTTTTATATGTATTTCTTCACTTTGTTGATCTTGCATACCCATTTCAGCAATCTTACCAGCCAACTCATCAAATGATTCTTGCGAAACATTATTCATCTTTGACCAATTTTTAAAAGCGTCAACAACAGGGTCATCTTCTGCAAAACCCAACTCCTTAACATTAGCAAGACTATATTCTTTTGGTGCTTTGTGGCTTCCTGAATGGAATTTTTTTTCAAGCTCGCCATACGCTTTGGCTAAACCTTCTACATCAGGACCATCTTTTTCATCCCAAAATTTATTAGGGAATGTATCAGGTTTGACAAACTCAAGATTCTCTAAATCATCGCCGTCAAAAAGTTCTTCTTTTTTACCTGTAGGCATTCCATCTTCAACAACTTCTTCGCTTTCTTTTTCAGCTTCAGACATTAACCCTTTAGATTCTTCAACTTGCTCTTGAGGTTGTTGTTCTTCTTCTTGTTTTAGTGCTTCATTCTCGGTCATAATTCGCCCTCCTTATTTTGCTTAATATTTCTCGAATGATTGTATTCTGACCATCTCTAAAGTAACCATAACTATGTTCATAACCTGGAGTCCAAGTTGGTATGTCTAAGTAAGTTGCTTTTAAATGTATCAGTAATTTTTTCCCATCCTGCGATGAAAAAACTCGTTGATATAATTTATCTAATTCTGTTGGTTCTATTCTTTGATGTGGGTTAGGTGTGGCATCTAAGCCTTCCCAACCAGGACTATTTATTGTTTTTTGCTCTTCTTTTTCTGTTTTCATTTTTTTTCTTTCTATATATGAATGGATCATATCCTGAATAATTGTAATTCATTATTGACCATACCTATTCATCAAACTTCTTAAATTTTTTCTTGATTTTGCAGTATAATATCTATCACCTTCTTTCATTAATTGATAACCCATTTTAAAATCTTGCATTACGCCTTTAGAAAAAGTTGGATGGTTTTTGCCTTTTAGAATCATTCCTGTCCTATAATCTCTTGTTGGTAAATGTCCTTCAGCACCTCTGGTGTATCCTAACTTTTTTGCAGTTTTAGTATCGTAACCACCACCTTGTGGATTAAATTTAAAAAGACTACCCATTACTGTTCATTTTGTGTTGGAGGTTGTTGAGGTTGAGCTTGCTGTGCCTGTTGCTGCTGAGCCATCATCTGAGCTTGTTCTGCCATGACCTGTTGCATCTGCATACGCTCTTCATAAGTAGTTCTAATCTCAGAAGGAATT